CGGGCCACGTTCACCAGCCGGACCTGCCGGGCCAGCGGGGCCTGCCGGACCTGCGGGACCACGATCACCTTTAGGGCCGGGGGTGCCAGCAACACCGCCCTGTGCAATCTTCCCTTCAACTTGCTTCAGAACAGCCTTGGTAATTGACTCAGTGTCCACACCCTCAATTTTAGGCGCGGGGTTTACAAACTTCTTGTACTTCTCGGTTGATGTGAAGTAATCACGTTCAACGCGGTCTTGTGTTACCGAATCGTCGAAAAAGTCAGCCATTAGACTTTAACTCCATTCAATCGTATTTTTTGTTATCCTATCTATTGAAGACAAAAAGAAACCCACCCGTGTTAAACAGGTGGGTTATTGCCGGGTTTTATTTAAAAATCCCAGTCATCATCTTCAGTTGATTCAGCTTTACCTATAACGTAGGAAGAGCCGGAACCAGAGAAGAAGTCATGGTTTTCGTTTGCATCCGGGGATAGTGAAGAAAGAATTTCCGGGGAAACTCGTGTTTCGTCAGCCGGGAATAGCCCTTCATATCCAAGGTTGTTCAGTGCCTTGTTCGCGTTGTATTTCAGGAATCGCCGAACATCTTCAGCCCATCCAAGTTCATCATATATTTCTTGAGTGTATTTGATTTCATTGTCGTACAGTTCCATGAGAAGATCATATGTGAACTCTTTGAGCTCTTCTTGCTCTTCTTGTGGGAGTTTTGTGATAGCTTTCTGGTATTTATACCCAATGTAATATCCGTGTACACAGTTGCCAGTAACAGTGACTGAACCTTGATTTCTGGTCAAAAGGAATGTGCTCGGAACTTGAACACAATAAACTTCAGCCGGTCCATTGTCCTTCCTAGTTACCTTAGTAGCTTTTGAAGAATCATTTTTCTTGTAAACGAAAATAGTGTAGCTTTCGTCTTTGTTTACAAAGATGTTCGTCCTGTATCCACACAATGCCGCGACAGCCTGAATAAATTCCGACGAATCTTTAACACTCGTGTTAATTAAAGAAATTTCGTCGTTACTGTGTTCAGAAACATGTTCAATGAACTCAGCGCACCATGATTGATTGACTTCTTCCAAGCTGATCGCAGCACCTATTCCACCACGTTTTATTTGATATCCATAAGGGGCCTTAAACTTTGCTTGGCAAAAATTATCATCAAAGTAATCATCTCTTTCTGCCAACACCCAACCAGCGTCGTCTGCTAAAGGAATCAAAACATCTTCAAGACAATCAAGCTGGCACTCTACATGAAGTCCATCATTTTCATAAGAGTACCAAAAATCTTCCAAGAAAAGTCGAGAAAGAAAACGTTCATCAGAATCAAGGGTTTTCTTTGAACCTGTTTTAACACCAGCATGAACAAACTCTACGGTTGAATTAAGATCATCATTACTGATATTCTTTGCCAACTCAACCATAGTTGACTTGTTGCCATTACCATCTAGTTTTTTCACAAACATACGGTGATTCGGAGAGACACTTTGCCGGGTGGTTCCATTTGAATCCTCAAACAAATAAGTGTTTTCCTGATGGTGATGCGAAACCTTAACTGGTTTCACAAACTCAATAGAACCATCTTCCTCATTATATTGAGCGATAGTAGTATTCTCATCAACTTCAGCAATGGGAACCCAACCATTAGGTGTTAGAAGCTCATGATCGCCCGAAAGCGCTTCGTCTCGGACGATTAGCCGGATAATATCAGCTGTATTGGTGAGTTTACCCTTGGAAGACCACTTAAACGGCAAATAAAAACCAGAATAGAACAAGAAAGACTCTAGAAGAGTTGAGGCAATCTTCTTTTTATGCGGGTTATCGCCCTTATAGTACTTGTCGATAATCCGGGCTTTTTCTTGAATCTGTTCGTTTTCTTCAGACCACCGGAAAATATCATTGATTTCTTGGCTTGAACAAAGTGTCATGAATATTGATGAATAGCTTTTAGCATGGACTTGTTCCATGAAGATTATATTACTCAAAACAGCCTCTTCATGAGGGGTTTCCGCATCATCCATGAGTGACTTAGCTCCAACATTACCCTGCAAGGTGTCCAACATGGTAAGGCCAGTGAACACCTTCATGGTGGCTAGTTTCTCACTGTCCTTTAGAGTTCCCCATGATGGGATATCGTTAGACAGTGGAACTTTTTCGGGAAGCCAAAAATTACCGGTGAGACGGTCCCAGACTTCTTTGTCTTTCGGGTCTTCAATGGCATTCCAGTTGGTGGCATGAAAAACCGGCTGGTTCATACGATTCTTTCTCCTATGCTATGTACAGAGTGGACATAGGAAAAATTATCACACAACCAGCCGGTTTGTCAAGAACTATGCGGAGTAGCTGAAAATCTTAGCAGGGTATAGTGCCCGCCTGGACCAGTCTGCCTGCATGTCGATCATCCAAGACACTGGCAATGGTGAGGAAAGATTGTTGTTCAACCCAGCACCACCAGTGTAAGGTTGATTAGACAACAACACGGTAGCAACGTTGGAGGATTCCGCTTTGGCTAGAACCTTCCGGCCCTGATCCTCATTCTCAACACTGTGAACGATGTGAATGAATCGGTTCGGGGATTGACTCTTATAGTGATCGGGGGCAACGTTCGCGGCCAGATAAGCCGTTGCTGCACCATTGAAAGAAACAACAATATCACAAGCCTTCAGCACAGACTCAATTGTTTGCGATGCTGAATTTCCAACAATAGTGAAGCCTTTGCCAAAAGCAGTCTTCAACTCATTGTAGATAGACTGGAATGTTTCGACCATAGGGCGTTCATTCTGCGGCCAACCAGTAATAAAGTTGTCAAAATAAACACCGTCAACGCCATAGTATTCTACATACTTTTTGCAGTCTGCAATAATATCCGCTTTGGGGCGCATTTGCTTTTCAGGCGTGATGGTAGTCATTGTCTGAACAAAACCAAACACCGGCTTGTTGAAAGAACGAATCTTCTTCACAATATTGACCTGGTTAGTGTCACGTGATGTTCCGGGACCATTATTCGGGTTAATCAAACCAAACGGGATAGTGTCACTGGCTTTACCAAAGAAACTATTCCAATCCGAGCTAGGTGCGGAAGTTAGTGTACGCCAAGAAGTAATCGGAGCAACAAAACGTTTAGTCGGGTCAACCCAGCGCAACGGGTCAAGAATTTTCTGCTCAGAAACAAGCTTCTTCAGGTTCTCTGTTTCACTTTCGGAAACAACAACATCAGGCATGAGCGGGTTGATATTCACATTGAACATAAACTGCTTCTTGATGGTCCCTGCCTGTGCAGTGTTTCCAGTGAACTGGTTACCGCCAATTGAAGAAATAGGAGTACCCTTCTTGATAACGACCTTGATCATGTGGTCACAAGAAGCCTCTGGTTTATCCTGCGAGTAGGTGTTTCCAATAACAATACATCCTACAGGGTCTTCAAGGGCAACAGCGGCCCATGCAACCGGGGAATCCTTCAATCGGGTAGAGTTCTCAATGCCCACATTCCAAATCTCATTGTTGGAGATTTTGGTTCCGGGTCCAGAGCAAGCAACGCCGTGGTTCCAAGTTTCCCCGATCACATTGTTGGCAACAACAGATTGACGGCCAATTGAGATACCATTGTCCTTGGAAACAGGGAGAATGTTACCAATCACGTTGGTGCGGGCACAAGGCTCAGTGAAACCACAAGGCTCATACGCGATATCGTGGTTATCGGCCATAACAACAAGGTTACCGGAAACCAAAGTATCTTTCGGGGCGCCCTGACGTGCCGTACCAGTGAACTTGTCGTTAATAGAGTCAGTGCCACCAATACCCATGCCGCAAGAAACTTCACGAACCACACAGTTGATAACCTGGTTGCGCAAAGACTCATCTTTAATTAGGATACCAAAACCAGACGCACCTTTTTCAACCGGGTTTTGAACAAGACCGGCACGATGAACCGTGCACTGAATCAAGCGACAATCGGAAGTACCGTTACCAGTAGTCTTGTCTTTAGTAACATAGCCTTGCAAAACAAAACCATTGCCCCCGGAATTACGAACACCGACATTGTTCCAGGTGATGAAACTCGCGTTAGTCATTTGGAAGCCACTAACGTTAGAATCACCCTGAGACCAGTTCATATCTACCTGAAAATCAGAGAATGTAGCATTAGACAGATTCGCGTAGGAATAAGACATGAAACCGGGTTTATTGGTCCCCTGTTTCATCTTAAGAATGGTGGCTTCACCTTGGCCTTTGATGACTTTCCCACCCATGTTATTAAGGTTAATTGAGTTAGACAACTCCCATTCACCAGCGGGAAGTTCAATAACCCGGATAGTTTTATCATCAATAGCTTTCTGAAGCTCTGTGGTGATGTCAACGCCGGTTTGAGGAACAACACGCTTAACCATAGCGTCACCAGTGGCGGCGATACCATTGTTGATTTGCCGCGTGACTTCAGCGGAAACCTGTTTACCAATCTCATTACCAACAGTTGCGGCAACAACATTCTGGACTTCAGCCTGAGTTACTCCACTCTTAATTGGGTTAGCCTTGAAATAGTCCGTAACAGTTTTTGTGACTGTTTGGTTAAGCTTTTCCGGGGAAACACCATCAACTTTAGGAATAGCATCAATCTGAGTTTTAATTTCCTTATTAACAGATGCTTTAACATCAGTGATAAGTGCCTCTGCCTCTTCACGAACTTGACGAACCTTTGAATCAACATTCCGGTTAACGTAATTAAGTTCGTTAGTCAGCTGGCTATTAGCGGCGCTTGTAGCCCGTGAAACAGCATCACTAGTGATTTGGTTGATTTGCTCTTGTGTGATAGGCTTAGGGGCTGGAATACGCGGGAGAATCGCTTTCACAACCTCCTCAACCTTAACCCCGGCCCCTTTAGGCAAATCAGGTTTCACCTCAAAACGGCTAGGATAACCACCATAAACCGGGGCTGTTCCCAACTGTTGAGTATTAATATCGCTATAGTCTTTACTCAATTGTTCTCCAAAAAATAGAAAAATCCCACGTCCAACTATTAAAAGTCAGACTGTGGGATATTCCTTTAAATGAAGAACTTAATCCGCTTTTTTGTTACCAGAAAAAATCTGTTGGGATTTATCATGAGACTTCTTAATCTTTGTGGGGTAAGAAGCCATGTGGGAGTAGATTTCAACTTGCGGCTGGTCAACCCGGATACTAGAAGTCAGAAAAAGCGGGGATTCTGAACCAGCGGTTGCCGTTGCAGCCGCCTCAAACTCGGAGGCAAGCTCGGAAGTAGCCTTTAGTGACTCTTCATCATTGATTGGTTGTGCAACATCAGCGGGTGCATTTTTAGGCTTGCGCCCACGTCCACGGGCTTGTTTTGGAGCCTCTGTAGTCATAAAAATTCCTTACTGTCGTCTATTTATTAAACTTTGCGGAAGAACTGATAGGTCGGGAAACCTTTTTCATCTTCCGAAACCTTTTGTGCAATAAACTGATCACTCATATGAGCAACAGAATTATCAAGCGGAGGCTCACCATTACGAACCTGTTCTTTCGTCTGGAAAACCTTACGGCCAGTCACCAAACAAGTACGTTCATAAAGCGAACCCTCATCTGTGCTCACTTCAACTTTAGGAACATTATTGTTGCTAGCAAACTCTTTAATGGCTTGACCATCCTGCGAGAAGTCTTCCATCAGTTTGGTCATGTTCTCCATGATGTCTACTTCAAGTTCACCAGTGCTCACCATCTTACGGACACCTTTGAGCATGGCCATAGGTTTAGTAATAACCTGAATGGAACCATCACGTTCAGCCGGGGCAAGCTCAACACGCTCACCACTATGCTCAATGTTCACCTGACGGCGAGTGTTGTTCTTGGCCATGATGTGGCCCTCGTGATTAAGTGCGGCATTTAGTTTAATAAGGCTCATGGTTTTCCTTAGATAGAGTTTTTGATGCTTTCAAGTGTGTTTGCAGTGACTACAGTCTTCTTGTTACCGTTATGGATTTTACTGACAATCCCCTTGGAGATACCAAACATGTTGGCCACTTCCTGGTTAGTGATTCCAGGGCGGGAATCAAAAACATCTCGGATAATATCGAAATACCCGCCGATACGGTACTGGCTTTCGGTAATCCGGGTAGGCTCAACAAAATCAACGCTATTTACGATATGTGAGAAGTCAAGTTCTTCCTCGGTTTCGATATCCTCATCATAGAAAGCTTCTTCACTAAGATCATACTCAAAATCTTCAGTCGATTCTTCATCATCAGAGACTACGTAAAGATCATCATAGCCATCAACATTCACACCAACAATGCGAACAACCGTGGAATTGAACTTCACAAAATTAACGGAATTCAGAAAATCAGTGAAGTCTTCATCATATTCATTCAGAACCGCGTCATAAACCTGCTTCACAATATCAAAGGCCGAAACCTTATCAATATCATAAACGATATTAAGCTCATCACCAAAATAATGAACCGAACCCGAAACAGACTCACACACTTCCACAAACTTGTTTTTATCAATAAACAACATCAGAAAAACCTTCCATTAAGAACATAAACAAAATTGTAACACAAAAGAAAATAAAAAGAAACCCCCCGGAATAAACCAGGGGGCCTCATCCACCCACTAACAATAGGAACGCAGTTGTTACTGCACCTATTAATAGTTATTACTCTGTGGGTGCAACCACTGCATCTTCAGCATTAACGGGAGAAACAATAGCCTCATCGCCATTTTCAACAGGAGCTACAGGAGCTTCCTCAGCCGGGGCAGCAGGAGCAGCCGGAGTTTCCTC